GGCTTCTGGGACTTCTTCTGTAGCTATTGGTCCAGGTGGGTCAAATGCTGCCAGTGCCACAGCTGCCCGAGCCATAGCTTTTGGTTCTACATCTATTGCTTCCCAAACAGAGGCCTTGGCACTTGGCGCTTTCGCTAATGCTGGGACAGCTGTCAATGCCATCGCTATAGGTTCAGGTACTGACGCTACCAGGGCTGCTTCAGCAACTGGTCTTGCTGCTATTGCTATAGGCTCCAATGATACCGCAGCAGTAAACGGGTCTCGTGCCCCTGGCGCTCAGAGTGTTGCCATTGGTGGCGGTACGGCAGCTCAAGCAGGAGCTTTAGCATCAGGTGCTCAAGCTGTAGCTATTGGCCGAACCGCTTCAGCATCGGTTTTACAATCTATAGCTATTGGTCCTGATGCTTCGGCTAATACTGGTACTTTTCCAATCGCCATCGGAGCAAGTGCAAATTCTTCAGCGACTAACAGTATTGCGATCGGGCCTGCAGCTGCGGGATCAGCTAATGATGTTATTGCTATGGGAACTTCAGCTACAGCGAGTGTTACTGATGGTATTGCCATCGGCGCTCGGGCTAATGCTGGATCACAGGTTAATACCATTGCTATTGGAGCTGGACCTGATGCAGTCCGTGCTGCTGCTGCGACCGGTTTAGCTGCTATAGCTATCGGCTCGAACGACACCGCAGCAACAAATGGCGCTAGATCATCTGGTGCTCAATCAATCGCTATAGGTGGAGGAACTTCTGCTGCTGCTGGGGCGTCTGCTACAGCTACAGCAGCGATTGCTATAGGTAGAACTTCTTCCGCTACACACGCCAATGCAGTAGCTCTGGGGGATGCAGTTGCAACAACCACTACTAGTCAAGTAAACACGGGCGCTAAGCGCCTATTTACAGGCTGCCCAACAACTGCTCCAGCTAATGCTGATTTAATTGCTAGCCAAATCACTTTCCATGTGATTGAAGGCACTAATAGTTTAACATTTACAGTGAAATATGCAGACGGAGTAACCGTTAAAACGGGGTTAATGGCATTAGCATAATTGTATTTAATCAATAGGGGGTAATTAAAAAAAAAAGAATGCCACATGCAAAAGGAAGTATTCAAGTTGACACTGGGATTGCTTCGGTTTCTTTGCTTCCTCCTAGTGCAAATCCAACAGATGTCCTTATCACAAATCCAGCTACTCCTCATGGGGTAGAATGGGGACCAGTTGTTAATGGTCTTTTAATTTCTCCCGTTACTCCTGTTCGTACTTTTAATACTACTTTTACTCCACACTTAACGAGACCAGTTTTAGCTGTTTACACTGTAGAAATTACTTGTGTAACCACCTTATTATCCGGGGACGATGGCACAATAGAACTACGGTCTGATACTAATCCTACCCCAACTACTGTTCGTGCAAGCTGTCGAAATCGTTTATTTCAGACAGTAGGAACGTCTGTAGGAACCCAGTCGATTGTTCGCACTGCTTTGACATATATTGTTCCTCCAGGGAGCAACGTACGTCTTGTAACGATTGTTACTGTTGCCTTACCTGTTTTTACATTAGTGACATCAGTCGAAACTATAATATAGAGGGTATAATAATGAATCAGGAACAAGCTTTTAGCGCACTTAAATTGATTGCAGATTTGTATTCGAATATAACAACACTACAGAATCAAATATTTGAGTTACAAAAGCAACTGGATGAGAAGAAAGCAGAAGTTCCTCTTAAAACTGTAAAATGATAGTTAGGAAATAAAGTGGCTATTTGTGTAGGGTGTGGGTTAACAACCTCCGGTGGACTTCTTGTTGTAGAAGTAAGTCCAGATGCTTGTAATGGATTGGAATGCAGGGGTAACGGGCTCTATGTCCCGTGTCCTGATAGCGTAACTGGAATTATTTCAAATACCAGTCCTCAAGCCGGGCTACTTCCTTTTGATGGTTTAGGTCCATCTAACACATATGATTTTGATAGTCCTACAATATCAATAACAAATGATTTATGTTGCACTGTAAGCGGTCGTTTGTCAGTACAAGTAGGTGGCTTGCTAGCTGGACTGGAACCAACTTCTAAAACTACTAGTTCAATCTTAGTCAACCCTAATGGTGCTGGATTCGGTGCATCTGCTCCTGATACATCTAAAATTAATCACAATAACGGTACTGGTGTCTTGGACGTAGATTTCAATAATACACAAGATGTGAACTGGGTAATTATTACAGCAGGAGCTACTTTAACTTATCAAGCTAGATTCCGTTTGCTAGTTCAAACTGCAACTGCGCACTTTAGCGGTACAGTTGCTTTTGCGTTCCAGTGGGACCTCAATCAAGATGGTTGTTGTTAACATGCTAGACGTAACTGTTGCAATAGCAACTTTTGGGCACCCTAAGTGGGAACGTCTAGCTCAAAAGGCAGCACGTTCAGTAGTGAATCTTCACAGACCGTACATACACGTTCATCTCCCAGGAGGGACTCTAGCTCAAGCTAGAAATCAAGCACTAGAACAAGTGACAACTGAATGGGTTTGTCATCTCGATGGGGATGATGAGCTTGAAATGGGATTCTTTGATTACATGAGTCAGGGACAGGCCGATATAAGAGCCCCTGCTGTGCGATACCAGGCTGGAGGGCCAGCGAGAATCCCAACGGTATCTGGGCATAGTCACCAATGTGAAGATGCTTGTCTGTTCTATGGTAATTGGTTAGTAGTAGGTTCTTTAGTTAGGACAGAATTGGTCAGGAAAGTAGGCGGCTGGAAAGAATACCCTGTCTATGAAGATTTCGATTTATGGCAACGTTGTTGGCTAGCTGGAGCAACTTTTGAAGCAATTCCTAAAGCTGTGTATCGGGCTCATGTTCTACCTAATTCTAGGAATAGAAGTCCAAATCATCGAATGAAGTGTATGACTCACTATGAAATTTCTAAGACTAACATGCCAAATGAGAACTGGGAATATCTGAGGCCTAGATAATATGACGATACTGCTCCTGGTGATGACTGATGGGCGGGAAGATTGTATCAAGCGTTCGATACCTTCTGCTCTAGCAATGTTAGATGGCCCTATTACAAATCGAGTTATTCATGATGATTCAGGTGACCCCTATTATCAGGAATTCCTTAGAGCTAATTTTCCAACGTTTGATTTAATTAGTGGGCATGAACGTCTTGGATTCGGAGGAGCAATTCGAAATGCTTGGGGGATTCTTCCAAAACTTTATGATTTTAGTTGGTGTTTTCATTTAGAAGATGATTTTCTATTCAACGTAGAAATCCCACTAGTCAAAATGATTCAGGTTTTGGAATCATATCCATATCTTCAGCAAATGGCATTACGTCGACAACCTTGGAATGAACGAGAACATTTAGCTGGGGGTGTTATTGAACAATATTCCGAGGACTTCTTTCAAAAAGAAAACTGGATTGAACATCGTAGATGGTGGACTACCAATCCTTGTTTGTATAGACGAGAATTATGTGGAAGAGAATGGCCTGTAGGAACAGAATCAGAAGGTCATTTTGGAATAGAACTTTTTAGAGAAAATCCAGAATATCAAAGCGCATTCTGGGGTTTGAAATCTGATGCGCCACAAGTTCACCATATAGGAAATCAACGTATAGGAATTGGATACTAATGAGTAACATGGGTAGGTGGGATACTTGGTACCGTAATGTTATTAATCCAGAAGCTTATGGATTAACAGAAACTTATAAGAAAGGTGCTGATTTCCTTAAGGACTGTTCTTTGGTCGAGGACTGGGGAACTGGCAAAGGATGGTTTAAGTTAGTCTTCGAAGGCAACTGTATAGGAATCGATGGTTCCGTTACCCCTTTCGCTGATAAACGTGTTGACTTGGAGATGTATACCTCAGAAGTTCCTGGAATTTTCATGCGTCACGTTCTTGAACATAACTACAATTGGAAATATATTCTAACTAATGCACTTCGAAGTTTTCAAGAAAAAATGGTTCTAGTCCTTTTCACACCTGAATCTGATGTTACAAAAGAAATAGCTTTCACAAACTCTATTGGAGTACCAGACATCTCATTTGCTTTTGAAGATTTGTTTTTCATGTTCAATAAATTCAATGTAGATTATGAGTATGAAACACTAGAAACGGCAACTCAATACGGTGTCGAGACAATTTTCTTTCTAAGGAAATAGATGGCAACATTTGGGATTTCTCTGATGAAGGATGAAGAAGATATTTGTTATTGGACTGTAAAACAAATGTTGACTCAGGTTGATAAAGTTATAGTTCTTGATAATAATTCTTCTGATGGTACACGTAAATTACTTTTGAGTTTAGGTGTTGAAGTTTTAGATGATCCTGATCCAGCACATTATCAATCTAAGAAAATGACTGATTTAGCTAAATATGCTAGGAATCAAGGTGCTGATTGGATTATTCCATTTGATGCTGATGAGATTTGGTATTCACCGTTTTATCCAAGAATTGCTGACGCCTTAGCAAGGATAGAACCCCAATGGTTAGCTGTTTCAGTAGCATTATATAATCAGGTTCCAACAGGAGAAGATGATCTAACAGAAACAGATTTACCCCGGCAAATCTGTTGGAGACGTTTAGAACGAGGTGCTTTAGATAAAGTTGCTTGTAGATGGCGAGATGATTTGGTAATAGGTGAAGGGAATCACTCAGCTTATTATGATGGTGGTACCACGATAATTCCTAATCAACTAGTTATTCGTCATTATCCTTATCGTTCAGTAGAACAATTTGTTAGAAAAGCTAGGAACGGTGCAAAAGCTTTAGCTTTGACACATCTTGATTATAGTGTTGGTCAGCATTGGCGTGATTACGGAAATTTGTTAGAGTCTTATGGAGAACAAGTTTTGATGGGTGTTTTTTATGCACACTTTTATTCTAAGAATCCTTATGAAGATGAAACTCTTATCTATGATCCAGCGCCAATTTCCTACTGATGAGGCAGTTATCTATGATTCCGCAATGTAGTGTAATCATCCCCTATTCCAATACAGCGGAAGATAGAGAAGCTGCTCTGAATTTTGTTCATGCTTGGTGGAAAAATAATTTTCCTGAATGGGAAGTTATAGTTTCTAGTCCAGTTCCTTGGGCTAAAGCTATTGCTTGCCACTTTGGTGTCAAACAAGCTACGTATGATAATATTATATTAGCTGATGCTGATTCCTTTATTTATGAACCTAATGGATTAATTGAATACATTCAATTGATTGAATCAGGCGTTGCAAAATGGGTTGTTCCACATGACAAGGTACACAGATTAACTGAGCAAGCAACTCAGATTTTATATAAGGAAAATCTTCTGAATATTAATAAGACTCATTATCCCCCATACATGAGTTGTTTTGGTGGTGGTATGGTGTTGCTTTCTAAACAAGCTTGGAAAGATTCTGGCGGAATGGATGTGCGTTATATTGGGTGGGGTGGAGAAGATAGAAGTTTCGGTTATGCGCTTGAAACATTAGTTGGTCCTGTTTATAAAGGACATTCCAAATTGATTCATCTTTATCATGACAATCAAGGACCAAGAAATCCTATTTCTAAAGAGACTATACGACTAATTGAAAAATATCAGAAAGCAAGACACAGACCTGTCCTGATGTCTAGGTTGCGGGATGAGATCCGTGATACCCTAGAGGCGAGAGGAGGCGACTATGCCCTGTCCGTCGACTGGCCCATGTAGCTCAGCGATTACGCCAGAGGATTTATGTTGCTTCGATGAAATTACTGAAAGTAATATACCCTGCGTATCAGGAACTCCTGTTTCTTCAGATATTATTGATAAATCGATAGCCTCTGCTCAATATGTTGTATGGGCATTATCAGGGCGTCAATTTGGAACTTGCGAAGTAACCATTCGTCCTTGTTTTAAACGAGATTGCTCTACTGATAATTATATTTGGAATCCGTTTATCCCACATACAGGAGGTGGTTGGCTACCTGCCTTAATGGATGGGCAATGGTTCAATATATGTGGATGTGTAAACTCTTGCTCGTGTAAAGACCTATGTGAAATTTATATCCCGTATCCTACATGTGAAATCACTGAAGTTAAGGTTGATGGAATAATAGTTCCTACAACTTCTTTTAAGATTTATGATTATAGGAAACTTCTTCGAACAGATGGACTTTGCTGGCCTAACTGCAATGATTTAGAAAAAGATGACACTGAAGAAGGAACTTGGAGTGTCACACTAGAATATGGTCGTCCTTGGCCAGAGATGGGCGAACTTGCTATAGCAGAACTTGCTTGCAATTTAATTAAGAGTTGTATGGGCAAGCCGTGTCAGCTTCCTCAGAACTGGACCAATATAACTCGAACTGGCATTAGTGTTTCACGCATCAATCCAGGAACTTTGCTTAAGGGCGGACAAACTGGTCTCTATCAAGTAGATCTTTTCTTGGCAGCAGCTAATCCTAATGGACTGTCCAGAAGATCAACAGTTTATTCTCCTGACATAGCTGACCGATGGAAGGTGCAAACCTTCTAATGAATCCGGATGTTGTTTTCAATCTTTTAGAAGAATTGCGAATTTGCGTATGTCAAGCGCTTGATGAACAAACGGAGTGTCTTTGTCCTTGCAATACAATGGTGGCTGTCGGAGATGTTGTCATTGACTCATGTTGCGAAGGACTTCTATATGTAAAAGCTGATCGTATTTACCCAACAGGTTCTTTTCCAATCCAAGATAATGGACCTGTAGCTTGTTCTAATCCATTAGCTGTTGACATAACAGTTGGCATCTTACGATGTGCTCCTACAATTACGGAAAATGGCGACCTTCCAACATCACAAGAAATTTCAGATGCAGCCAAAATTACGTACACAGATGCGTTTGTTGCGACCACGGCGCTCATCTGCTGTCTGGCCGCCACGAAGAGATCACGTCAATTCTCGATGAGAGGTACAACTTTTGTTGGACCAGATACCTGCCAAGGTGTAGAAATCTCGTTGACTGTTGAGTTGACAGATGGCTAAGCCACCAGTTCTTCATTTGGATATCAAGAAGCTAAATAGATTTTTATTAAATCCCCAAGGAAAAATGTTACAAGCAATGAAAGAAAGAGGTGAGCGAGTAAGGAAAGCAGCCGTTGCAAATCTAAGCGGTCAAACTTCTGGCGGGCGGCAACTAGCACGTTCCATCAAAGTTCAGATTGAAGCGAGTCGAGATAATCGTAGCACCTTAGTGCGAGTTATTGCTACTGCTCCACATGCAAAATTTGTGGAAGAAGGTACACAACCTACGTTCCCAAATCCTGATGGAAAACCTCCTGTTAAAAATCTCCAGAAGTGGGCGGATCACAACGGGGTAAATGTTTATGCATTACAGAATCACATTTGGCACCATGGTACCCCAGCAAAACACTACATGTTAAGAGCACTCAGATCAGTGTTCTAGGAAAGGTTAGAGGAAATTGAAAGAGTTCATGATTTCGGAAAGCGATAAGCCAGTTGAATTTAAGATAACTGGCGAACAATTTATTGCAATAGCCCCAGCTATGTGCCCAGCTAATGTTGAACTGAAATATATGGAACTGGTTTCAATTGGCAGTTTAACAACTGCTCACAGGAATTTGATTAATGACTTGCTTGAAGAGGATAGTGCCCAACGGTTCCTAGCTCGTATGGATGACAAGAAGAATCCTATTACTCTCAATACTCTTGGTGAAGTTGCGAAATGGCTGATTGAGACTTACTCGGGAAATGTTATGGGGTAATGCAGGCTTTGACCCTTTGGGTCCTTGGAGAGTGGGAGAAGTTTGACGCTTGGTGTTGTCTACATCAAATAGAGCCACTTCATTTACCTAGTAGACGTTTCTATGCTATTGTAAAGAGTTTTCTCTATGAAGGAACAACAGAAGAATCTGTTGCAAAAATTTCAAAGGCTTTGAAAGAATCTGAGAAAGAACCTCATCCTTATCAGAAAATTAATAAACAGAAGCAGGAACAAGAACAAGTTGGATGGACAAGAGATAAGAGAGGTAAGTGGACACCCCCTCCTGGGTGGAAACCTGATGGTTGGCTAGATGATGATACTGCATATCGAGTGGCTCAAGCAGCAGCTAGTGGAATTGCAAAGGTGGTGAGTTAGTTGGCTAACGAAAACGTGGGAAATGTCGAAGTTACGGTAGAATTCAAAACTAATCCAGCACAGGTACAAGCTGCTGCTCAACAATCTTCACAACAATTTGCTCAACAGTTTAATTCTGCTTTTGCCAAATTCCAAGGTCAGGCCTTTTCTAAAACATTTAATAAATCTCTATCTGATTTTGAAAATAAATTTGCAAAGACAGCAGATAATGTTAGAAGTTCTTTCGGTAAAATAGATGCTGCAGCTGCTAGAACTGGAGGTATTTTCGGAAGATTAGGCGCCCAAGGTAAAAATCTTAATGAACAATTTGCTGGTGTAGGTGCTCGTATTGCTGGAGTGGGGTTTCGTCTGGGGAACCTTACTCCAGCAGCAATTGCTGCTGGTGCTGCTCTAGCGGGGGTAGCTGGATCTCTTAAATTAATCGAAGCTGGCATTGGTGCAGCAGCAAATATTGAACGTATTGAGACAGCGTTAGGTGGAATCTTCCAATTAGACCCTACACAAACTGAAGAAACCCTAAGACTTATTCAAGATTTTGCTGCTCGCACTCCTTTCACTTTAGAGACTGCTAATACGGCTGTTCTTAAATTGAAGGCTACCTTTGATTCACTAACTCCGCAAGGTGCCCTAGACGTTCTCAAGCAGATTGCCTCTGCTGGAGCAGCTATTGGTGCAACAGATGATCAAATTAACAGAGCAGTTCTAGCTATTACTCAGATGGGTGCTTCAGGAAAATTAACTGCTGATAACCTTCGACAACTTACTGAGGCATTACCTGATATTTCTCGGGCTAAGATAACTGAGCAACTTGCAAAGAATCTTGGAAAAACTGCTGACGAAATTCGAAGGCTTCAGGATGAAGGAGGAATTACTGCTAATCAAGGTATACAAGCAATTCTTGATGTTATTGGACAAATTCCAGGTATCCAGGGGGCTCTTGAACGTCAAGCTTTAACTTTTAGTGGATTAGTTAGCAAAATTACGGATGAAGTTACTCAACTTCTTGCAGATGCTGCTAAACCATTGTTAGAAGCTTTTAAAGAGTTTATCCCAGTTATAAGCGATATAATAAAGGATATTGGTCCTCAACTACGAGATTTCTTTGTGAATGTTGGTAATGCAATTAAAATTATGCTTCCAACAATTGTTGTGTTAATAAAAGGTTTTGCTAGCTTTACAACAGCTATTTCAACGTTATTTCCATTAGCTGCTGGTCTTATTAGCCATGCGATTCTCCCATTAACTCAAGCAATTTCTATTCTTACACCTATTGTAAATGTCTTAGCTGCTGCGTTTACAAAATTAAATAGTATTGTTGTGGATGCTCTAGCTAAAGTTCTTGGTCCTTTAAAAGAAGTTATTAAATTTGCTTCGAAAATCCCAGGTGTTGGTTTTGTAGTTAAGCAGTTGGGAATTGATTTTGAAAAGGCATCTGAAGGACCAGACGCACTAGCTGGAACTGTTGATAGTGCTAAGAAGGCTTTACAAGAACTTGTTCCGGTTTTTAAGGATCTAAAAACAACTTTTGAAAATACTCTTGGCGAGTCTGGATTATTAGGTAATTTTAAGGCAATTCAAGAGGCTGCTGCTGGAAATGTAGATTTCTTTACTGGGGTTATTAAATCGATTGAAGATGCTCTTAGTGGGATAGATCCTGTTATCAAGGCACAAGAAAAACTTAATAAACTTCTTGCAGAAGGTAAAGTAAATGAAAAGGAAGTTGAAACTGCTGAGAAAGCGCTTGCAGACGCTCGTCGACAATCTACGAAGGACACTAACGACCGCATAGAAGCAGAAGAAGCATTAGCTGAAGTCCTAAAACCAGCAACTGCTGATGAACTTAGTGAAGCTGAAGACAAACTTACACAAGCTAGAATTGATCTAGCTCGTGCAACTCGTGAAGTAGCTAAATCTGAAGAAGAACTTAATGAAGAATCAGGAGGCCGGCTAAATCTAGCTGGTAAAACTCTTGCGCAGATTAAGGAAATTTTAGCAAATGAGAGGGCTTCTGCTGCTGCACGCTCTAAAGCAGCTAAGGAAGATAAGAAGGAAAAGAAGTCTGAAGTCGAGCGGCTAGAGGATATTGAAGAACTTCGAATTAAAGAACGAGATGCAATTCGTGACGTTCGAGATGCAGAATTAGCATTACAAGAAATTCGTTCTAAAGGCGGAGAATCAGATCCTAAGGTTATCCAAGCACGTAAAGATTTAGCTGAAGCTCAAGCAGATGAAAAAGATTCAATTGATGAAATAACTAGTGCTCAAAACAAACTAAATGAAGCTAAGGCTGGTGATCCTCTATTTGATGGGAAACTAGCTGAAGCTCAATTAGAATTAAATGCTCTAGTTGCTGTTCAACTTGGTGATCAGCAAAAAATTCTCGATGCTAAGCTAGCACAACTTGATGCTGATCGTAAAATTCTTGGAGCAAATAGAGACTTAGTTAAGTCAATTATCACACCATTAGTCCAATCTCTGGCTGGGAACATTGCCGGGCCTGGGACTACTGGACCTTCTCTCATTGACGACATCATCAATGCCATTCTGAATAATCCTAATCTTCCTTTCCGACAAATCTTCCGTCAATTTGGTGTTCCTGGATTTGCTGAAGGTGGCTCATTCTCTAAGGCAACTCTTGGGGTTTTTGGTGAGGACGGACGTGAAATTATTGCTCCAATGACCAAACCTTTCCGAGCGGCTCAGTTGCTCGGAAAAGATCCAGCTTGGCCAGCTATTCAAAGCCATATAGCTCGTTTAAATCTTCCTCAGCGAGGCGTCCAAGCTCCGGTATCCTTACTCCCTCGGTCGTCTTGGACAGGCGGAAACGGTCCTCTACAAGTTTCTGCTAGCTATGAAGCTCGAATATTAGCATTACTTGAGGAAATTAGAGACCGTACAAAAGGAATTCAGGTAGACGCTCCCATTACTATTCAGCAACAAGGATTAGATGAGACACTTTTAGCTAGGAGAGCAATACAGGCGTTAGAGAGAAAGATACTTAGGAGCCTTTAAGGAATCTTATGGATGCTAATGCAGGCGCTGCAGCATTTTTAAATTGCTGCGAAATTGTCAACTCAAGTAGAACTTTCTCCTATATGCAAAATGGTATTAAGCCGCCTTCATTAACTCTATATGGAGATTGCGGCTGTAGTAATTTGCGTCAGTTAATTGATTGTGGTGAAGATCCATATGAAACCCCGGCTACAGACCCTGCGCCATGGTGGGATGCAACAATTCCTGAATCATATGACTTCGCTGGGTTTATGCCCGTAGAGTTTAATGGTCTCTCTAGCATAGTAACTCGTAATGTAACTGAAGTAATTAGTGGAGGTGGGGTACTTGGAAGATTAAGATTTCCACCTCGAACACTCACTTGGCGTGGATTCTTAATAGGTAAAACATGTTGTGCAACTGCATATGGTTTACGTTGGTTAACCCAACAACTTCTCCAAACAAGTTGTGACTCTTCTTGTCAAGGATTTGATTTAACTATATTAATCTGCTGTCCAGATAATGCAGATAGCTGTAATGACGTTAATGACCCAATGTCTGACGCAGCGTGGCGTGATTTGAAAAATGTTGGTCTTTTAAATGGACCAACTATTCTTTCAGAACGCAAGACTGATTGTGGTTGTGGATGTTCGAGTATTACAGAAATTGAATTCTCTCTGGTAGCGGGACAATCACAACTATACAAAGAACCAATCATAATTTGTGATTGTGTGAATTTTCCAACTGCTCCTGTAGAATGTGTAGAATGGATCAAGATATTTCCTGGTGAAGAATGTCCACCAGCAGATGAATGCCCACCTGCTGTTCGGTGTAACGAGAATCCTAACTGTCCTAATCCTGTTCTGCCTACTATTGCAACTGTTATAGACCCATGTGTAGTTTGTGATCCGATTGACCCTGTGAGTCTTTGTTGTCATATTGACAAAGAGAACTTCGGAGTCTTCTTCGAAGGCGTTCCTAAAATTGAAATTTATTCTGGATCTTTGCCATTAACAAATGTAAGAATTGATTTTTTTGAAGATGCAAAAGAAGCTGGATGTTCTAATTTAGATGCTTGTGGTCGTTGTGCTACTTTAACTGTTACTTATGTACCTCCATTTTCAACTGTAATAATTGATGGGACCATTCGTAGAGTTCAAATCGATTGTCCTGGACAAGGTTCTTTATTACCAGCAGAAAATCTTACTATATCACCTTTTCATTGGCCTGTGCTTTCGTGCATCGATTATTGTATTTGCTTCACAGCTGATGCGACTAACATAGCGCCAGATGCGTGTGTAACAGTTTCTGTTGTACCTAGGGAAAATTAAAAGAGGAAGAGGGATGTCCGATAACGTTCCGATTACAGCAGGTGTTGGTACTCAGGTTTCTACCGATGAATTGACAATTAATGCAGTACTTGCTCATGTCCAGCGCATGAAATTAGTGGCTGGTAAAGATGGTACCTATGTTGCTGATCTTTCTGGGCGAATCGCTGAGGCTAACGAGGGCGTCCTCTACGTTGATCCACGCCAATTAACAATAGGAATTCAAGTCGCTAGTGCTGGTCTGACTACAGCAGCAACTGCCTATACTTCTGGCGATCAGCTTGGGACAATCCTGACTTTTGCTAATGCCAATCGGTCCGCTGGCCTGTCTGGGACGATCCAGTCTGCCGTTCTGGTGGACAAGGCGAAGATCCTTGGGGCTGTAGACTTATACCTCTTCGATCGGTCAGTCACTTTGGCTGCCGATAATGCTGCTGCTGACTTCTCCGATGCAGATGCTTTATTCTGCTTGGGTATTTTACGATTTCCTGCTCCCATTACTACTGCATCTAACGGAATTTCTACGATTGAATATTCAGGTCTAGCTATTCGTCCCAATGTGACGTCTCTCTTTGGGGCACTCGTGACTCGGACGGGACATACGTTTTTTGGGGCAGTTAGCGATATTGTGGTCACTCTGCAAATAGTACAGGATTGATATGAGAAATCCTCATGGAAGGAGAACTTTCAAGCGTTTCAATCCACGTGATATTGCCAATTTAGAATGTTGGGTTAAAACTGATGCTATATCTGCAGGGAATAATGACACAATTCTCAACTGGAGTGATCTTACCACAAATCGAAATGATCTGATACAAAATGCTCCAAGTCTACGCCCTATTTTTGCTGCTGGTACAGGTACGAACACTATGTTTGGTAGAGCAACTCTGTATTACGATGGAGCTCGTTATCAAGGGTTCGCCAATAACCCCGCCTGGATGTCGGCCTTTACGGCAGCCACTGTTTTTCTAGTTCAGAAACTTGACAACGATCCACCTGGTGCCGCTTCCTTGACAGGTATCTGGTACATGAGCGGAGACAGTGGTTTGAATAGTCACTGTCCTTTTACTGATGGTGTTATTTATGACAGTTTTGGTACCACTGTTCGCAAGATGACAGTGAACCCTACTCCAAGCATGACTTCTCCTCGGATCTATACAGTAATTACGGCGGCCTCGGACTGGCGTAACTACCTTGATGGTGTTCTCTTGTTCTCCACTGGTACCAACACCGTTGGTTGGTATAACGTTGACCCCACGCTAGGGCAATCCAAAGATAGCGGGTTCCGGGCCACAGCCCATTATGGGGAATTCCTCGTCTACTCACGGGCGCTTGATGAATACGATCGCACTAGAATTACTAATTATTTGAAAAACCGCTGGGGCATCGCATGAGTCTTCTTCTTCTTTTTGGGGGTCAGGGTGTCTTACCTCCACCTCCACCTCCTATTACAGCAATTGCACCCCCGTCGGAATCAGCTTCAACTTCTAATCTTTTGGGATGTGGGTTAAATAGGGCTTATGTGACTGGACAGTGTGGTGGTCCTAGAATTTGCTCTCTAGAAAACGCATCAGAGATTAGTTGGGATAGGCGCCTAGATGATGTATCCGAAGCTCATGTTGTAATCCCAATTGGAGGAGACCCAACAACGGCATGCTGTGAGTGTTTAGGGGATGTCGAGCCGTGGTGTCATGAGTTACAAATAGTCCGAGAAGATGAAGTGGTATGGTTAGGTCCTATAACCAAGGTAACGTATGGATTTACTGAAGTAGAAATCTTTGCAAAAGATGTGGCTTGGTGGCTCAGTGTTCGAACACCAGAAATCGCAACTCCAGTTGACCCTAATGAAGTTCTAAACCTTTCAGAAATTGCTCAACAGATACTAGATGTTGCATTTGCAGAAGAAGATCAAGCTTGTATCCTTCAGAGCGTAGTTCGTAGCGAAAGTACATTGTCAGGTAGCCGGGATTATCCTGGGCTATCTACAGATGTGTTAGCTAATTCCTTAGACTACTGGTTAAACTTAGCAGAGACTGGTCTCGATTTTACAGTTGTCAATCGTTCAATAATCTTCGGTGACGCTTTACTACCAACGATGGCGGTAAGTACGCTTACAGATTCACTCATTATGGGTGACGTCCGATTTTCCAAGGATGGTAACTTAGCTGCTAATCGTTGGTTTGTAAAATGGAAGAGTGGAGTAGAGCAAGCAGATAGTGCTCACGAATGTTACGGCCTAATCGAAAGGAATAAGACCTTCGAAGAAATTAACGATGCCACAAGTGCTCAGGAAACAGCACAAGCTTACATAGATGCAACTAGAATTGTCCCACGAATCTTGGAATTCCCTGATAATACGCAAATTTCTCCTGATGCTCCTTTTTCGATTATGCAGCTGATTCCTGGTGTTCGGTTTGATGTTGCTTTAACAGGATTGTGTACGGAAGTGTTCGCTTCATTCAGACTTACGAATATGTCTGTAACACAAACTGGAACTGAAGATGAGAAAGTTGCAATTTCGCTTTCTCCCGTTAGCCTTGGAACTGGAACTATATGATAACTCCTAAGTCACATACTCTAGAATCTGTCATACGTTCTATGAAACCTAAACCAACCAGGAAGAATGAAGTGCAAATAGGAAGTTGGACATTAGAAGAGGATAAAGAAGGCCGGCTAATCGCCAAGAAGGGCGAATACATCTTAGTAATTGGAACTGTATGAGCGATTGGTATGACCCAGCAATCAAAGTTGCAGCACTTAGTGCGGGAAATTATGTAGCGGGATATGCTCCTCGGGGACTCCTTCATACTACAGAAGGAAGCTCTGCAGCAGGAGCTATCTCCTCGTTTAGACAAAACAACTCCTGGCCCCATTTCACAATCGATGCTGATGGTACCGTGTACCAGCACATCCCCATCGCCCAAGCTGCCAGAGCCCTTCGGAACCTCGTAGGGGGCGTTGAAACCAACAAGGCCAGGTGTATCCAGATCGAGGTGGTTGGCTTCGCAGCGAGGCCCCTAGAACATTCTCCCACACAATTAACTGCTTTAAAAGCTCTAATGCGTTGGATTGAAGCAAATGCTGGAGTGAAACCTAAAGGACCAGGACGAGCTTTTGCGTCAGCATATGGGCAGAATTATTTAAGATTCACAGGTAACGAATGGAAAATCTTCGATGGTTGGTGCGGACATTGTCATTGCCCAGAAAATGACCACTGGGACCCAGGTCTAATAGATTTGCAATCTCTTCTACCTACACCAGGAGTAAAACCAATGTTTGATCCCCCTATCGGACCATTTGCTGCAGCATGGTTAGACGAAAATGGACGAGTAATCAGTGAAATAACTCCAGATGGGCAAGTTTATTTTGGAAAATGGTACGGTAACGTAGCTGGTAAACCATATTGGGGTACTCGTAAAGCAGCATTGATTGGTCCTCGTCCAGACGGTAATCCTGGGTATCGGATTACAGCTACTTCTGGAGAAGTATATGACTTGCCGGATGGTTTAGATCAAATCTGATGGAAGACAGTCAACCAAAAATTATACGAGTAAATGATACATTAAGATTAACAATTATAATGTTAGGCATAATGGGTATCTTGATAATATTATGTTCAACTGTCTTATTAAGCACAAATAAGGCAGTTCCTGATGGATTTATTGCAGTTGGTTCTTTGGTCGGTGGTGGTCTTTGTACACTATTAAACACATCATCACATAAAAATGGAGCTTAAAATGTATTCATTATCATTTTGGAAGAAAGCTTTAGAAAGAGCAGTTAAGAGCTTCGTCCAAGGTGCCATTGTTGTAGGCGGATTCATCAGTCCAGAAGGCATGTGGTCAGCAGACGCTTGGCAAGGCGCTCTAGGACTCGCTGTAGCAAGTGTTCTGACTAGTATTGGTTCAGGATTTGTTGGGGATAAATCTGATCCGTCACTAGTTTAAATACAAAGCCCGGCTAGATGGTCGTTCTCCTAGCCGGGCTTTTCTATTTCTGTATTGCTAATTCTATTATTAAAATCGCTATGCTGGAATTAATTGCTGCTTGAGTATGGACATCTCCTGGAGTAGCCTTTGCATGTGGACAACTTAAAGTCCCATCTTCAAAAAACTTAAGCTCTTTAGACTCTACGCACATGACAGGGTGATGAGGTTGCATTCGTTGCTCAGTTAGAATAGTTCCAAACAAGTAGCCCATATGATCTCTAACTGACAAATTCTATTCTCCGCCTTGCTGGCGAAATTTCATAAGGACCTCAGAAGCATTTCCTTCTAGAATTCCATCTATTTCGTCAAGTAAGGAATCCGTTTTTTCTTTTAATTCATTTTCAATAGGTGAGGAATCAAACTCTTCTTTTACAGACTTATCTGTAGTCTTTTCAGATTTTGCTTGGGACTGGGGCATATTCAACCCTCCCGAATCTAGCATCCGCTGCACGCTTGATTATTGATAATTTCTTATGATGAATACTACCTATGTTTTCATCTTGAAGCCAACCAAGAACTCGTTCGCCTAGTTCCTGTATGGTATTGTCAAATTGACAAGATTGCACAATCTCACCGTCCCAAATATAATTGGTTGTTGGTGTCAATGGGTTGACGAAACATAAAGCGGTTATCCAAGGCGGCAATGGTCCACTAGCAAAAATGACAAAACCCTGAGCCTGTC